TTTCGTGACGGAACTGAGCATAAAGGCGGTATGCATAAAATGGCTGATGGCACATTGCATACAGGTAAAGCACACACTAAATCTAGTAAACGTTTGTATCACTTTAAAGACTTATCTAAAACAGCACAAGCTAAAGCTAGACCTAAAAAGAAAACAAAAAGGGTAAAAAAATAAAATGGCAGCACCTAAAGGACTATACGCAAACATTAATGCTAGAAAGAAAAAAGGCATTAGCAGAAAGAAAAAAGATAGCACCATAACAAAAAAAGCTTACGATAATATGCAAGCTGGGTTTCCTAAAGCTAATAAAGGTATGTACGTTAAAAAGAAGAAAAAATAACTATGGCTAGACAATTAACGGAAAATCAACAAAACTTTCTAGAGGTACTGTTCGATCAAGCAGCAGGTGATGTAGTCCTAGCTAAGAAGCTATCAGGTTATAGTGATAATACACCTACACGTATTATAGTTGAGTCGCTCAAAGAAGAGATACTAGACGCTACACGCTCCTATTTTGCTAGAACTGCGCCTCGTGCAGCTTTTGCGCTAGGTAACGCTGTGAACGACCCTACAGAGCTAGGCATAAAAGAGAAGATGGTTGCAGCTAAAGATGTGTTAGATAGGGCTGGTTTAATTAAGACTGATAAAGTAGACATACAAGCATCTAGTAGTGTATTTTATTTACCACCTAAAGAGGGTAACAATGAATAGAAACTATAAGAGTGAGTACAAAAACTACCAAGGCAAACCTTCACAGATAAAGAGACGTGCATCTCGCAACACTGCAAGAGCTAAGATGGTAGCTGGTGGTGTAGCTAAGAAAAATGACGGTAGAGATGTAGCTCATAAAAACAACAACCCACTAAACAACAGCCGTAAAAACCTTAAAATGACTACTAAAACATCAAATAGGTCTTTTCCTAGAACAAAAACAGCTAAAAGAAGAGTTACTTAACAGTTTTGTAAGAATATAAGATGTATTTACAAAAAGAATGGTTAGGATACTGGGAATTACCTAAACCTAACAAAGGTAAAGAGAAAGAATGGCACACTATAGCGCGTGTTAGTCGTACTGTACCTTTCGGTTATGAGTTAGATAAAGACAACGACAAGTTATTACAACCTATTGAGATACAATTAGAAGCATTAGAGCTTGCTAAACGCCATTTAAAACAATATGCTTACAGAGACGTAGCTATTTGGTTAACAAAACAAACAGGTCGTTATATTTCTGGTGAAGGTCTAAGAAAGCGAATAACAATTGAGCAAAAACGTAAACGAACAGCTTCAATTAAACGCAACCTTGCCAGAAGGCTCAAAGAAACGCTTGAAGAAATCCAAAAGCTCGAAGAAAAAGGTATCGGCAGCTACACTATCCAAGAAAAAATCACCTAAAGTAATACCAGCTACGCCTATAACACCTGAAATACCTGTAGAAGAGCTACAAAACGTAGTGTTTTCTCCTAACGCAGGACCACAAACAGATTTCTTATCTTCTTCAGAGCGAGAGGTATTATTTGGGGGCGCAGCAGGTGGTGGAAAAAGTTTTGCGATGCTTGCTGACCCCTTACACGGCCTAAATAACCCTAATTTTAGTGGTTTGTTAGTCCGACACACGACAGAGGAACTACGTGAGCTTATACAGAAAAGCCAAGAGCTATATCCTAAAGCAATACCAGGCATTAAGTGGTCTGAACGAAAAAGTCAATGGATTTCCCCTAGAGGTGGTAGGCTCTGGATGTCTTACCTCGATAAAGACATGGATGTCATGCGTTATCAAGGTCAGGCTTTCAATTGGATTGGTTTTGACGAACTTACACAATGGAGTACTCCTTACGCTTGGAATTATATGAGATCCAGACTCAGGAGCGCACACTCTTCTGAGTTAGGTTTGTATATGAGAGCAACTACCAACCCAGGAGGTGCAGGACATCANTGGGTTAAGAAGATGTTTATAGATCCTAGCCCAGCTAAAGATCCTTTCTGGGCTACAGACATAGAGTCTGGTGATACAATAATATATCCTAAAGGGCATAGCCGTGAAGGAGAACCACTATTTAAACGTAGGTTTATACCTGCTAGTTTGTTTGATAACCCTTATTTATCTCAGGGTGGTGATTACGAAGCGATGCTTCTCTCATTACCTGAACACCAACGTAAGCAATTACTAGAAGGTAACTGGGATGTAAATGAAGGTGCAGCATTTCCTGAGTTTAACCGTAACATACACGTAGTAGATCCTTACAGTATACCTAAGAGTTGGACTAGATTTAGAGCGTGTGACTACGGATACGGAAGTTGGACAGGTGTAGTTTGGATGGCAGTAAGTCCATCAGAACAACTAGTCGTATATAGAGAGATGTATGTCACTAAAGTTACAGCTACTGATTTAGCTGACATGATACTAAACGAAGAAAAAGAAGATGGTACAATTAGATACGGTGTATTAGACTCTTCTTTGTGGCACAACAGAGGTGATACAGGACCAAGCCTAGCTGAACAGATGAACATGAAGGGTTGCAGATGGCGTCCTTCAGATAGAAGTAAAGGTTCTCGTGTTTCAGGTAAAAACGAAATACATAGAAGGTTACAAGTTGATGAGTTTACAGAAGAACCTAGATTAGTGTTTTTCTCTTCTTGCACAAATACAATAGCGCAAGTACCTAGTTTACCTTTAGACAAGCGTAACCCTGAAGATGTAGATACACACGCAGAAGACCACTTATATGATGCCCTACGTTATGGTGTTATGACTAGACCTAGAAGTTCTTTATGGGATTTTAATCCTGATACACAACGCTCTGGCTTCCAAGCGTCAGATACAAAATTTGGATATTAAAACATGGCTGAAAATGAAGATTTAGACTATAATATGGAATCAGATGAATCCTCTTTTATTGCAGACGTTAAAAATTCTGACATGGATGATGATCCTTCTGTAGGTAAAATAGCTAGTTTTGTTCAGGGTAGGTACTCTAAAGCAGAAGATGCTCGACAAAAAGATGAACAAAGGTGGTTACAAGCTTACAGAAACTACAGGGGTTTGTATGGTCCTGATGTACAATTTACAGACACAGAGAGATCCCGTGTATTTGTTAAAGTAACTAAGACTAAAACGCTAGCTGCTTACGGTCAGGTAGTAGAAGTATTGTTTGGTAATTCTAAATTCCCACTTAGTGTAGATCCTACCTCATTACCTGAAGGTGTAGCAGAAAGTGTTCACTTTGATACAAATCCTGAATCAAAAGATGAGGCTCTAGAAGCCCAAAAGAAAGCATTTAATAGACCTACATTCTCTCCTGAAAATGAATTACAACCAGGTGATACTTTAGACTCTATACGTGATCGTTTAGGTGCAATGAAAGACAAACTATCTCCTGTAGAAGATAAACTTTCAGAAGGTCCAGGAACGTTACCTACTAGTGTTACTTTTCATCCTGCATTAGTTGCAGCTAAAAAGATGCAAAAGAAAATACACGATCAACTAGAAGAGTCTGGAGCTAATAAACAACTAAGATTAACTGCATTTGAGTTAGCTTTGTTTGGCACAGGTATAATGAAAGGTCCTTTTGCTATATCTAAAGAGTACCCTAACTGGGATGAAGAAGGCGAGTACAACCCTACTATAAAAACTGTTCCGTCTACTAGTAATGTATCTATATGGAACTTTTATCCTGACCCTGATGCATCTAACATGGATGAAGCTGAGTATGTAGTAGAACGCCATAAAATGTCTCGTTCTCAAATGAGAGCATTAAAAAATAGACCATTCTTTAGAAAGAACGCAATAGATTCCGCATTAAACATGGGTGAGTCCTACACTAAAAAGTGGTGGGAACAATCTATGGAAGAAGCAGAGCATGGTTCACAAGCTGAAAGATATGAAATACTAGAGTTCTGGGGTTTCGTAGATAGAGAAATACTAGAAGAACACGAAATAGACATACCTAAAGAGTTAAAAAACGCAGAACAACTAAACGTAAACATATGGATATGTAATAACGAAGTACTACGTTTAGTTATGAACCCCTTCAAGCCTTCCTATATTCCGTACTACGCTGTACCTTATGAGGTATCACCGTATAGTTTCTTCGGTGTAGGCATAGCTGAAAACATGGATGACACACAGACCTTGATGAATGGCTTTATGCGTATGGCTATTGATAACTCTGCATTGTCAGGTAACTTGATCATAGAAGTAGACGAGACTAACTTAGTACCTGGGCAAGACCTAAGTGTGTACCCAGGCAAAGTGTTTAGACGGCAAGGCGGTGCGCCTGGTCAAGCTATTTTCGGCACTAAGTTCCCTAACGTAGCGCAAGAAAATATGCAACTATTCGATAAAGCGAGGGTGTTAGCCGATGAAAGTACTGGTTTCCCATCTTTTGCACACGGACAAACAGGTGTATCAGGGG